AACTATTCATGGAGTAAAAGGTAATGAAAGAGATAACGTAATTTTATTAACCGATTTAAGTAATGCTGCGTATTACAAATATTTAGATAATCCTGATGATGAACACAGATTGTTTTATGTAGGGGTTACTAGAGCTAAAAAAGAATTAAATATAATTTATGCAAAAACAGAAAGGGGTTATGACATCTAAAGATATATTCAATAAATCGTTTCCACAAGATAAGCAAATCGGAGGATCCCACTACAAAAATTTTACCATACAGCCTTATGAATTTATTTCAAAAAATGATTTATCTTTCTTTCAAGGATGTGTTGTGAAATATGTTTGTCGTTATTTAAACAAAAACGGTATACAAGACTTAGAAAAAATAATACACTATTGTGAATTAGAAATTAAAAAATTGAAAGATGGAAAGAAAACTAAAAGTTCTTGATTTATTTTCAGGCATAGGGGGATTTGCTTTGGGCTTAGACTCTACTGGATTTTTTGAAACTGTAAAATTTGTTGAGATGGACAAATATTGTCAGAAAGTTTTACAAAAAAACTTTCCTAACATACCAATCGAGGAGGATATAAAAAATGTCAAAGGAAAAGAATACGAAGCAGATGTCATTACTGGAGGATTTCCCTGCCAACCCTTCAGCGTCGCAGGAAAACAAAAAGGAACAAACGATAACCGCTATCTCTGGCCAGAAATGCTTAGACTCATTAGGGAAATCAAACCCGAATTCGTTATTGGGGAGAATGTGCAAGGACTTATTAACCTCCAAAACGGCGTGGTACTCAGACAGGTGCAAGACCAGTTGGAAAGTGAAGGTTTCGAAGTCCAATGTTTCCTTATTCCAGCTTCAGGCATCGGTGCTTGGCACCAAAGATACAGAGTCTGGATTGTGGGCCACTCCCAACACAATGGATTACTTGCCGCCGAGAAGCGCTGCAGGGACGAAAAAAATTATGGAGGGTCACAGAAAGGGCAGAACGAAACCATCGAACCTACGAGAGCAAGTGGATCCAGAGACAATGAAGATGTATGTAACACCTACAACCCAAGACGCAAGGATAGGTCCGAACAACATAGGTGGCAACAAACACAGAGTGAAGAGAGGATCAATAGCCCTAGCGGATCAGATACTATTTCCAAACAACACAAAAAAGAAGATGTATCCAACACCGACAGCACAGGATCATTCGAGAAACACAGTGCCTCCGTCAATAGGGAAATCAAGAGGGATGGATCTATCAATGAGAGTGGTAGCAGACGAGATAGAAAAACAAAAAAAGATGTATCCAACACCGACACAAGACTCAGCATCGGAGAGAACGAAGAAGTACAAACAAGGAGGGACACCTCTACCACTAGCAGTGAGGATGTATCCAACACCACGATCCTCGGGACAGGAGGATGCAGAGACTCTAATCAAGAGGAAGGGAGAGAAGGCTGCAGCTCAACACAATCTGACGGCAAACGTTCAAATGTTTCCAACACCATCAGCGAGTTGTCAGATGGATGTAGTAGCACCACCAGAGACAGTGGAGAAGAATTCATCAGGTTGGAGTGTAAAGAGGGTTGGCACTGGAACGAAGTTCGGAGCAAAGTTGAACGATGTAGTGAACAAAGTCAATCAACCAATCAAACCTGGTGGCAAATTGAATCCAACCTTTGTGGAGTTCCTAATGGGATTTCCTATGGACTGGACAAAAATAGAGCAAACAGAATCAAAAGTCTCGGAAACGCAATCGTCCCACAATGTGCAAGAATCATCGGACTCGCCATCAAAAAAGTTTTATCGGACTCCGACAGCGATGGACAAGGGGGACAACAGTTTTAAATACGCAGCTAAAATATTAAAAGGTAAATTAAACAGATCAGAGTCTAAACAACCTGTACAGAAAACACTATCTATGGATGTAGCTATGGAACATTTAAAAGATAATCAACATCTTATAAATGAGTATGATGAAAAATTTAAAACAAGGCCACACTTACCCCCTAAAGATATATTTTTAAAATATTTAAAAGAAAACTTAGACAAGAAAAAGTTAGTTGAAGATGATATAATTAAGAAGACTACTATTGATCATTGGTTACGATCAGACCATTGCTTTGCATATCCGACTGTAGAATATTGGAATATGATTAAACCATATTTAAAAAAGATAAAATTTGACAAAGAAATGACAACAGAAATAGAAAGTGATTGGGAGTGAAGATATTATTTAAACCACAAACAGAGTGGCTGCCACCTGAAGAGTTCAAAGACTTATCTAGTTACGATGAGATAGCAATTGACTTAGAGACTAAAGACCCTGAACTTAAAAGTATGGGATCGGGATCTATTACAGGTAAATCTAAGATAGTTGGTATAGCTTTAGCAGTTGAAGGTTGGTCGGCGTATTACCCAATAGCTCATGAAGGTGGAGGTAATATGGATAAGAAAAAAGTAATAGATTACTTTAGAACTGTTCTAAACTATCCCTCAACTAAGATATTTCACAATGCTATGTACGATGTATGTTTTATTAGGGCTGAAGGCCTTAAAATCAATGGAAAGATCGTAGATACTATGATTGCTGGCTCTCTCGTGGACGAGAATCGCTTTCGATACGATTTAGGTAGTTTGGGTCGTGATTATGTCGGAATGGGCAAAAATGAGGCTGTATTGAAGGAAACTGCAAAGGAATGGGGCATAGATCCTAAGTCTGAGATGTATAAGTTACCTGCGATGTACGTTGGTGAATATGCAGAGCAAGATGCTGTATTGACCTTAAAGCTATGGCAAGAAATGAAGAAACAAATATTAATAGAAGAGATTTCTTCTATTTTTGAAATGGAGACTGAGTTGTTTCCTTGTTTGGTTGATATGCGTTTCCTAGGGGTGCGGGTAGACGTGACAGCAGCGCATCAACTAAAAAAAGAATTGACCAAAAAAGAAGAATTATTATTACACCAAGTAAAAAAAGAAACAGGAATAGACACCCAAATATGGGCTGCAAGATCCATTGCTCAAGTTTTTGAAAAACTAAACTTACCATTTGACCGAACTGAAAAGACACAAGCACCATCCTTTACTAAAAACTTTTTACAGAATCACCCTCATCCTTTGGTGAAACAAATCGCACAAGCTCGTGAAATAAATAAAGCACATACGACATTCATTGATACCATATTAAAACATCAACATAAAGGACGAATACATGCGGAGATAAATCAATTAAGATCAGATGTAGGAGGCACTGTAACCGGTAGATTTAGTTATTCTAATCCAAACTTACAGCAAATTCCAGCACGGAACAAGGAACTTGGACCAATGATCAGATCTCTATTTATACCTGAAGAAGGGCACACTTGGGGTTGTTTCGATTACTCGCAACAAGAACCAAGACTTGTAGTTCATTATGCAGCGTTAGATAATTTATATGGTGTAAATGATGTTATCGAAGCATACAAAGACGGTGAAGCTGACTTTCATCAGATTGTAGCTGAAATGGCAGACATACCAAGATCACAAGCTAAAACAATTAATCTAGGTTTGTTTTATGGTATGGGTAAAAATAAACTTATGGCAGAGCTTGGAATTAATGAAGATAAAGCTAAAGATTTATTTAAACAATATCACAACAGAGTTCCATTTGTAAAAACTTTAATGGATAGTGTAATGCGTAAAGCAGCAGATAATGGTAGAATAAGAACTTGGTTAGGTCGTAGATGTAGATTTAATTTATGGGAACCGAATCAATACGGTATACACAAAGCCTTACCTCATGATGCAGCGTTAGCGGAACACGGACCAGGGATTAGAAGAGCTTATACATACAAGGCATTAAATAAATTAATTCAAGGATCAGCTGCAGATATGACTAAGAAAGCTATGGTGGAGTTACATAAGGAGGGTATTACACCACATATACAAGTGCATGATGAACTTGATATATCAGTAAATAATAATGCAGATAAGATAAAAGAAATAATGGAATCTGCAGTTGAACTAGAAATACCCAATAAGGTTGACTATGAATCTGGTCCTAATTGGGGTAATATTAAATGAGGTTAAAATATGGCTTACTTAAATGCAAACATTCCTGTAGTATATGCACAAATAAAAAAGGAGTATTTATATGACTTACAAAAACATCATGGAGAAGTGTGTGATTGTGTTATCTTCGGTATTAGCAGTCTTACAGGTCGGAGTATCTTATTTCACGCTATTATGGAAAATGGCGCAATCTTTTATCGCCTCCCAATTAGCGCATTTATTCAACGTGGTTTCAAAGCAAAAGACGTACCAGCCAGAAGACTTGATGAACTACAGCTTTGGAATTGTTTTTCTTATTATCCTTCTGTGCATCGTTGGGATATTCTAGACGGGCAAGCAGGAAAATACATAGGTAAAGATAAAAAATGGCATCCAGGTAAATATCTATTTACTATTGATTTTGCACATCCAGAGAGTAATATACTTGACACTGATCATTCAGAGATACCGCACGAACATAAGTGCGCTCACATAATTGCATTAGACGATGGTAATTATGCAGCACAACCAAACAATAGATGTATATGGGATATACCTTCTTTCACGGTAAAAGATGACATACCTGATTGGAAGGTGCAAACATCTGAATGGAACGTTGAAGATAGTAGGGCTTGGCGTACAGAAGATACTGATAAATTCTTCTATGAAATTGAGGAAAAGAAAAAATAATATGGAGACCCATTATGGACTACAGATTTACGGCAATAGTAATAATATTGTTATGTTTATTAGCCATTTTTGTAAGGCCATCCTACACACCATTGAAACTAGATAAAAAAGAT